GCCGGTTCAGCGTAGAATACGGGGAAACTTCCTCACGCAATGGTGACGCATGGGCGTTCCAACGTCGATTTACGCCGGCGATACCGTCAAGTTCAACATCCCGGCAACGCCTGACTACGCCAGCAACCAGAGCTGGGTGGGCACGTTCGTGCTCAAGCACGACTCGGGCAATGATGCACTGTCGATCACCGGTGTCGCGGACGGATCCGGCGGCTGGAACTTCACGCTATCGACGGCGCAGACCGCAGCGCTGACGCGGGATCCGCACTGGTATCAGCTCTACGTCACGAAGGCCGGCGAGCGGTTCACGCTCGAGCAGGGCTCGATGCTCATCATCGGCAACATTGGCGCGGCGGGCAATCACTACAACGGCCGCAGCCAAGCTGAGATCGACCTTGAGGCCGTGCAGGCCGAGATGCGTGGCCGGCTGAACGGCGGCAACGGAGCGCAGGAGTACACGATCGGCAATCGCAGTCTTAAGAAGATCCCGATGGCTGACCTGATCTCGCTGGAATCGAAACTCAAGGCCGACGTGGCACGCGTCAAGCGGGCCGAGCGGATCGCCAAGGGGCTGGACAGTGGCCGGGCGGTTTACGTCCGGTTTGGGGGCTGACATGGGGTGGCGTGACTGGTTCAAGCGTAAGGCCGAGGTGCGGCGGGTTCGTCAGTTCCAGGCGGCGCAGTATGACCGGCTGGTATCGGACTGGGTGACGAGCACGAACTCGCTGGACGCTGATCTGCGCAAGGGTCTCAAGACCATGCGCCAGCGCTCGCGTGACCTGGCGCAGAATAACGACTACGTCCGCAACGCGCTGCGGGTCATCGAGAACAACGTCATCGGCCAGGGCATCACGATGCAGGCTTCGGTGCGGATGCGCCGCGGCGGTCGGATGGACGACACGACTAACGCTCAGATCGAGGCGGCCTGGGATCGCTGGAAGCGGGCGCGGCACTGCCACGTCGCTGGGCTGCTGTCGTTCTCGGACATTGAGCGGCTGGCCATCCGGTCGGTCGCCGAGTCGGGCGAGGTGTTCGTGCGGATGGTGCGCCAGCAGTTCGGCGGCAGCCGCGTTCCGCTGGGGCTCGAGATCATCGAGGCCGATCGGCTGGACGTTGACCTGACGGAGATGGCCAAGGGCACCGGGAACGAGATCCGCATGGGTGTCGAGCGGGACCAATGGGGCCGGCCGGTGGCGTATCACTTCAAGGTCCAGCATCCCGGCGACTATCCGCTGGCGGTGTCGGGCACGCTCGACACGCGCACGGTCCGGGTGCCGGCCGACCAGGTCATCCACCTGTATCGGCAGGAGCGGCCGGGCCAGACCCGCGGGTTCCCGTGGATCGCGTCGGCGATCATGCGGATGCACCACCTCAACGGCTACACCGAGGCTGAGGTCATCGCGGCCCGCGCGGAAGCCTGCCGGATGGGGTTCATCACGTCGCCCGAGGACGACGCGATGCAGGACGGCACGCAGGACGACCAGCCGGTGACGACGTTCGAGCCTGGCAAGATCGAGCGTCTGCTGCCTGGTGAGACCTACACCGAGAGCAAACCGACGCGGCCGGGCGGCCAGTACGAGCCGTTCGTGCGGGCGATGCTGCGGTCGATGGCGGCCGGCATCGGGGTCTCGTATGCGACGCTGAGCCGGGACTATTCGGAGTCGAACTACAGCTCGAGCCGCCTGTCGCTGCTGGACGACCGCGATCAGTGGCGTGTGCTGCAGAGCTGGATGATCGAGTGCTTTCACCGCCGGGTGTTCGAGGAGTGGCTCGACCTGGCCGTGCTCTCGGGCGACCTGCAGCTGGCGCAGTACGAGACCAACCCGGAGCCGTTCCGGGCGGTGCGCTGGATCCCGCGCGGCTGGCAGTGGGTCGACCCTGCGAAAGAGATGCAAGCGTACAAGGACGCGGTCCGTTGCGGATTTACAACGCTGTCTGATGTCGTGGCGTCGCAGGGCGGCGACCTCGAGGATCTGATGCAGCAGCGCCGGCGCGAGCTGGACATGGCCGAGCAGCTCGGGATCGTGCTGGACACGGACCCGCACGAGGTGGCCGCAAACGGTGCAGCGCAGGCGCCGGATGTCACAGAAGATGCAGCCGAGTCCGACGATGTCAGTGAATCCTAACTTCGCGGTATAATTCGCTGCAAGTAGACTGGGGGACTGATGGACAAACTCGAACTTCCGGCGCTCACCCGCGCCGCAGCGACGGATTCGATCCAGGTCGACACGGAATCGCGCACGATCGAGTTCCCATTTTCGAGCGAGCTGCCGGTCGAACGCTGGTTCGGTGATGAGGTGCTCTCGCACGGCGAAAAGGCCGCCGACCTGTCGCGGCTGAACGATGGCGCTCCGCTGTTGTTCAATCACAACACCGACGAGATCATTGGCGTCGTCGAGCGCTCCTGGATCGACAAGGATAAGCGCGGATACGCCAAGGTTCGCTTCGCCAAGACCGCACGCGCCGACGAGGTGCTGGGCATGGTCAACGATGGGATCCTGCGCAATGTGTCGTTCGGATACCGGATCGTCGACATGGTCGAGTCCGTCAAGGACGGCAAGTCAACGTACACGGCGACCCGCTGGGAGCCCTATGAGATTTCGATGGTGACGATCCCTGCAGATCCGACGGTCGGCGTCGGGCGGGCCGAGACCAGCGAAATGCGTGCGATCAATCTGACGCGCGCTGAGTCTGAACCCGCACAGCCTGCGGATCAACCCCCCGAGGAAGTAACCATGTCCGAGCAACACGTCGATGTCGAGGTGATTGCGACGCAGGCTGCCGAAGCCGAACGTTCGCGTATCGCCGCAATCAGCGCGCTGGGCGAACGGCACAAGCTGCCCGAGCTGGCCCGCACCCTTATTGATTCTGGCAAAGGTCTCGACGAGGCCCGCGCCGCATTTCTGGAGAATATCCAAGTGGAACAGAAGCCTGTCACCGGCAAAGAAGCCGACATCGGACTGAGCCAGAAGGAAGTCCGCGAGTACAGTTTCCTCCGCGCCATGAACGCGCTTGCGAACCCCGGCGACCGCGCCGCGTGGGACGCTGCTGCGTTCGAGCGTGAGGTGTCCGAGGCGGGTGCCAAGGCTGCCGGCAAGTCCAGCCGCGGCCTGTTCATCCCCAGCGAGATCCTGCGCAACAAGCGCGACCTGACCGCTGGCACCAACAACGCGGGCGGCTTCACTGTTGCCACCGAGTTGATGGCTGACTCGTTCATCGAGATGCTGCGCAACCGCGCGGTCGTGATGCGTGCTGGCGCGACCATGATGTCCGGTCTCGTGGGCAACGTGGCGATCCCCAGGCAGTCGGCCGCTGCGACCGCCTACTGGGTTGCTGAGAACAATGCTCCGACCGAGAGCCAGCAGACCCTCGCGCAGGTCACGATGTCGCCCAAGACTGTCGGCGCCTGGACCGACATCAGCCGCCGCTTGCTGATCCAGTCCTCGATCGACGTTGAGGCGATGGTTCGCCGCGACCTGGCCACCGTGATCGCTCTTGCGGTTGACACGGCCGCGCTCTACGGCACCGGCGGCGCCAACAACCAGCCCACCGGCATCAAGAACGTCTCCGGCATCAACACCAGGGACTTTGCGGCGACGAACCCGACGTTCGCGGAGCTGGTTGGGATGGAGACCGAGGCTGCGGTGGACAACGCCGACATCGGCACCCTGGTCTACCTGTTCAACCCGGCGCAGCGCGGTGCTCTCAAGACGACCGAGAAGGCCACCGGCACGGCTCAGTTTGTGTGGGAGCCGGGCAACACGGTCAACGGTTATCGCACCGAGGTGTCGAACCAGGTCACCGCTGGCGACGTGTTCTTCGGCAACTTCGCCGACCTCCTCGTCGGTATGTGGTCCGGTCTCGATCTGATGGTTGACCCGTACTCGGGCTCGACCGCCGGCACGGTTCGCGTCGTCGCGCTGCAGGATGTCGACGTTGCGGTCCGTAACGCGGTCAGCTTCGTGTACGGCGACGCCGACATTGCCTGATAACTGAGCAGGGACGGGCCGAGGGATAACCTTGGCCCGTTTTTTCACATGCGCGTGCTGATAACTCGAACGACAATAGCCGACGGCCGCAAGGTGCGGGCGGGATCCGTCGAGGATCTTTCCGAACGCGATGCCGCGCTGCTGCTCCAGCTGGGCAAGGCGATCGAAGCGGTAGAGCTCGAGGCGGTAGCCGCCAGCGAGGAGCCCGTGGCCGAGCCCGTCAAGCGCAAGGGCCGCAAGCGTGCCGCTGACTGAGAACCTCGACGTATTCCTGCAGACCGCCGAGTTCGCGGTGGCCGTCACCAATGGCACGACGGCGACGACGGGGATCCTGGACATGCCCAGCGAGGTGATCGCGGGCGGCATGGTGATCACGACTGACTACGCGCTGACCGTCAAGGCTAGCGTGTATCCGAATCTGAAATATGGCGACTCGCTGACCGTGGCAGGCGCGGCCTACACGGTGCGCGAGGTACGACTGCAGGACGATGGCGCCTTCGCTGTCGTTTACCTGCAGAAGGTATGACGCATGGCCGGCGAACGGCTGAAGCTGGATTTCGTATCCAGGGTTTTTGAGGTCTGGACGGTGTCGACACGCGAGACGATCCTTGCCCGCATTGCGCTGTTGCTCACGCCGACGGTGAACGTGTCCGGGCGCGTGTACCGCAGCCGGGTCGAGCCGCTTGCGCGTGGAGAGTCGCCTGCGATTGTCGTCGAGCCGGTGTCAGACGCTGCGAGCCAGGACACGCTGGGCACCCTGCAGTGGACGATGGCCGTGCGGGTCGCGGTGATCGTCCGGGCGCCGGTTCCCGACCAGGTCGCGGATCCAATCGTGCTGGACATCCACCAGCGGCTGCTCGCTGACACGACGCTGGGCGGATACGTCACGGACATCGTGCCAGGCACCACCAGCTGGGAAATGCTTGAGGCCGACC